CCGTTCGGGGCGTCATCCGCCGTGTTGAACTTCGGGATGCTGAAGTTCGTAGTCGGCGTTCCGGTTGCGTTCGCGGACATCTCTCACCTCCTAGCTGGTCGCGTAGTACGGGACGAGGACCACGGCCCCAGTGGGGTCGAGGACCTTGAAGTAACCCTTCGGAGTGGCGGGCAGGGCCGAAGCCCCACCCGCTGCACCGACAGTGGCCTGCGCCTGCGAGAACTTGATCTCGTCGATGACGGTGATGAGCCGGTTGACGAACACTTCGTCGAACGTCTTCACCGTCGCGCTGAGGATCTCGTCCTCCCGCAGAGCAGCCTGGAGGTACTTCGTGAGCTGCTGGGGGGTCCACCCCCCGATCGTGTCGTTCTGTCTTCCTACAGCCACTATGACCTCCCGGGCCGCTGGAGCTTGAACCCGAGCTGGAACGGGCCGAGGACGACCCGCGTGATCGTGGCGTCCTCCTGCCAGATCCTGAATGCCAGGTGCTGGCTCCGCTTCAGGAACTTGATTCGCTTGGGCTTGAACACGCTCTGCGTGAGCTGATCCCACGTAGGCATCTGAGACCCCAGGGCGTCCCACGTAGGGAACAGGGCCGAGAGGTTGTCCCAGACGTACACCGTGGCGGGGAACTTCGTCGTGCTCGTCTTGCCGACGTTGTTCAGACCCACCACCGTGTCGAGGCGTAGATCGCCTCCCTGCGACAGGTAGTTCATCAGCAGCTGCTTGAACAGCTTCTTGCGGAGCGAGTCGCCCACCTTGTACTTCTTCGACTCCATGTAGAGATCAGGCCCGGCGGTTGCCCCCGCGCACGTGATCGTGTCGAGTCCGAACTCGTCGAACAGGACCGAGGCGTCGCAGACGTAGCCCGTGGTCGAGCTGTTCGCCAGATACCACGTCTCCTCGCCCGTCACCGACGGGAGCACGATCGAACCCCGGATGCCGAGGTTCGTGTGTACCGAGACGGCCTCCGTCTCCATGTTCACGCAGATCGTGATGCGTGAAGGGGTGACGCTGGTCAGGCCCTTGATGACGGCGTAGTTGGGCTGGAAGCTCTCGATATGGAGGAAGTAGTGGTTCCGCTCCATCATCGACCACATCCGAAACTCCGTCGGGTCGAAGGACCGGAGCGCGTTCTTGTACCACTCTCCGAGCTTCGCCGCCGTCAGGTTCTGCGCCTGGATGCCGTCGTAGAAGTAGATGCCGTTGCGCCCCGCCCAGATGACTCCGCCGCCGTAGGGCTGCACGGACATCCCCGAGAGCGTCCCGTCGTCTTCGATCTTCTTCACCTGGAACGTGCTCTTGGTGTTGCCGAAGACGCCGAAGGTCTCGTTGTCCTTGAAGATCATCAGCGCGTTGTAGGCGGGCATCAGCTGGCGGATCGGCGTGTTGGCCCCGTGTGAGGAGCCCACGTCGATGAAGTCGCCGTCGAAGGCGGACAGGTCCACGGCCTCCGGGTCGGAGGTGTCGGAGAACCAGATCCGCGAGGTGAGGGCGAACTCCTGGCCGAGGTTGGCGTACCACTGCCGCTCCGCGTAGATCGCGGTGAGGAAGCCGACCTTCCGCTGCGTGACCGCCATCGTGTTGATCGACCAGTCCCCGTCAGCTCGCAGCGCGATGTACGACTCGTTGTTCATCGCCACGGCTGCGTTGGCCGAGAGGGTCAGGGAGGTGTTGTTCGTGACCGAAGCCACCTTCCCGATGAAGGACAGATCCGAGGCGCGGTAGAGCTGCCACGTCCCGCTGTTCACGGCCTGGTCGATGAACTTCGTCAGCGCACCCGTCACGGCCGTGGCCGAGGTAGCGCAGGTGATCCGCCCCGTCACAACCCGGGGGCAGAAGCCCCTGAGCGACTGGAGCGTGTACGCCTTCCCGGAGATCGCGTAGGGCGATCCAGCGCCGAGGGTGATCGAGGTGTCGCTGTTCACCGACTTGACCACGCCCACGTAGGTGTTCGTGTACGGCTCGTCGGTGTTGGCGAACAGGAACATCCCGGGGCTGACGTTGGCGAGCCACGAGGTGCCCGATCCCGTCACCGTGACCGAGCCACGGCTGACCGAGATGGTGCCGGTCGTGTAGTTCGCCTTGTACCCGCCCCGCCAGAGCGCGAGCGTCTGCACAGGGGCGTCGGCGTCGTACTCGCTGGAGGTCCCGATCCAGGTCCCGCCCGTGAGGGCAGCCTTGGACTCGAAGACCCGGTACGGGCTCTGCGGGAGAACGCCGTTCCAGTCCAGCTCCACGAGCGAGGAGTAGGCCGGGTTGTAGAGCCCGATCTTCCCCTCCGTGCCGTCACCGAATAGAACCGCTACGCGGTGGGCTCCCGTGGGGTCCAGCGTCTGGGCGATGCCGGTGGCAGGCTTCCGCGTGGTCGCCACACCCGTGATCGGCTTCACCGGGCCGCGCCTGATCGTCTCACCAGGACGGTGCAGCAGGATGTCCTGTAGGTAGCGCGCCTCACTCTCCGCCAGTTCCTGCGCGGGGAGGGCGAGGTTCATGCCGCCTGGGACGCCTTCGTAGGTTTCCGTGATAAGCGGCATGTCACCTCCTAGAAGAAGTCAGAGGGCCAGAGATCGTTCTCGTCCCAGTCGAGGACGAGGATGCGGTCGGGCCGGTCGTACTGGAGCCTGGAGAGGTCCTCGCGCATCGTCTGAAGACGAGCCTCGTACTCCGCGCGGAACACCTGCGCCAGCTCGGGATCGTCCTCCAGCATGTAGAGCTTGTAGAGGGCCCCGACTGCAATCACCCGGTGATGCCGGGCGGGGATGAGGATTTCGGCCTCCTCCGTGTCCGCCGTGATCGTCGGGTGCGTCGCGATGTAGTCCATGTCGAGCGTCTCTCCCGCGCTGGGAATCGGCAGGAACTGCGCTCGACCGCCGAGGAAGTAGTACCACTCGGGGATGCCCACCTGCGTGAGGGTGTTGGCGTACCGCTTCTTGATCGTCTCTCGACGCTCCCACTGGATCGTGCGACCGTCCGCAGCGCGGGTGATCGCCAGACCCTTGGAGAAGTCGGCGGGCCAGTTGCTCGCGTACGGGTTCGTCCCGTTGAACGTGAGCGTGATGTTCTTCTCCAGGAACGGCCAGGGCTCCCGGGCGCAGATGTCTGCGATCGTGTCGTAGAGCACCGCGACCTTGCGCTCCGTCACGGTGTCCTCGAACCCGTGCTCGTTCAGCTCGTCGATGAGGTCCGCGATGTCCGACATGACTTACCCTCCGCCGAACAGACGGCGAGGCGCGGCCGACATGCGGCTACCCCGGAACACGTCCATCTCGGGGTCGTAGTTGTACGCCTGGTAGCCCTGCGAGGCCGGGTTCACGAAGGTGCTCGGCGGCGGGCCCGACGGGACGAGCGGAGAGGTCGGGGCAGGAGCGGGGCCAGGTCCGGGCGGAGTGCCCGTGTTGTCGTTGATCGGGGGCTGGGGCAGATTGACGATGCTCGGGGGTGCGAGGTTCTTCAGCCCCTGCGACATCTGCGCCATGAACGGGTTGAACGTCAGCTGGGGGAGAGGAGCCATCGGCAGCTCGGTCAGCGAACCACTACGACGACCCATCCCACCGAACAGCGGGAGAGCCTTACGGCCTCCAGCTCGTCCGGGGTTGCCCCCGCGCATCGCCTGGAACAGCGACTTGCGCCGTTCTTCCAGACTGTCGTATCCCTGGAACTCGTTCACTAGATCCACCCTCCCATCCTGTCGGGACGGGGCCGGAACGACTTCCCGTAGCGAGTGCTCCCAGCCAGCCGGGCTAGACGCTCTGCGTGCTCCGCTGCGTCCTCCACGGCCTGACCGATCTGCTGCTCGGTGGCGGCGTTCTCCAGCCTCTCCTGTTCCCTGTTGTGTCTGTTGACTTCATCGAGGATCTCCTCCCCCCGGCGCTGCGCATCGGCCTGGTACAGCCGCTTCACTGCGTCCTCGGGGTGGGGGATGTCTCGGAACCCGAGCACGGGCAGCGGAGCGAAGCCTCTGCGTAGAAGGAAGACGCACCACTGGCCCGTCTCCTCGTTGCGGCCGAAGCGAAGGTTCTCGTCGTACTCCTTCACGGCGCGGTCCACCCGAATCGCAGCGAGGTCAGTGACCCCGGTCTCGGGCAGCCAGATGCTGCTCGCTGATGCTGGCAAGGTTCCTCCTCTGAAAAGGGTTGGGGGGTGGTAGGCCCACCCCCCGGAAGCCCGGCTTAGAAGCCGTTCGGGTCGTCACCCGCGAGGTTCGACATCACGAGCTGCACGTTGCGCCGCTTGACGCCGAACTGGAGGTAGCGTGCGAGCACGGCCTCCCAGGCGTCGTAGCCCGTGACCCACTTCAGGATGTTGCCGTCCTCGTCCAGCCAGTGCCAGTCGCGGTTGGCGAACACCCGGAAGAACCGCTCGTCGAGGAGGTAGATGCGCCCGAACGGGGCATCGCGATCCGCGATGAACGGATGTCCGTTGAACTCCAGCGTCTTGAACCCGCCCTCGATCTTCATGGGCTCGACGTAGCGAACCTGAGACTGGAGCAGGCCGAACAGCTTGCGCTGAAGGCCGAACGTCGAGATCATGGCGCTGATCTCGCCACCTGCGAGCTGGACCTGGTTCATGTTCTGGACCAGGGCATCGCTCGTGAGGGTGGAGGTCGAGGTGTCGCGCAGGTTCGCCCAGAAGGAGTTCCCGGCCGACGCCTCGTTGATCCCACCGACCGTCGCGGCCGCAGCCGAGACGAGGTTGGAGAGACCGTTGATCTCGCCCGCTGCCACCGCGCCACCCGTGGTCGCCAGCGCCGCGCCGCTTCGAGCGACGAAGTGCGTGGCACCCGTGGTGACGGCCGCACCGGAGATCGTGATGCTCGGGGTGGCGAGGTTCACGTCCGTGATCTCGCGACCGGTGGCGATGGCGCGTGCGTCCGCCGCCGTACCGATGTCCACGATCATGCCGATGTAGAGGTGCCCCTTGCGGAGTGCCTCCTTGTTGGCGAGCACGACGGTCGTGGAGGCCGAGGTGACACCGCACTGGGCGATGAGCCCGGTGCCGTCACCGTAGACCTGCCGCGCCATGTCGCGCTGGAGATCCTGGCGGATGCCGTCGATCTCGGACTTCAGCGCCTGGAGGAAGGCCCCCGCCTGCTTCGCGGTCTTCTCCATCGCCAGTCCGGTCACGCGGATGCGCCCGTACTGCGGCTTGATGTCGTACACTGCCTTGCTGTAGCCCTGCGAGCCAGCCGCCGGGAGGGCGACGTTCTCACCGGCCGGGCCGATACCACCGCTGCGATCCTTGTGCAGCGGGATGACGGCCTGGTTCCCTACCAGCTCCTCGTTGGAGCTATCGACCCGCTTGAACAGGAGCACCTTGTTGTTGAGCTGCTCCACGACCGGGGGAAGATAGAACTCCTTCAGGATGTTGGACAGGGTGCTGAGAGATGCACCAACAGCCATTCCTGCCTCCTAAAGAGGTCGAAACTACTGATCCGACACCTGCTGGAGGAGGTGCGCGAGCGCGGCCTTGTGAGCCGCCTCGATGTCGTCGCCGAAGCCCTCAGCCGGGATGGACGCGTGAGACGCGCCCTCCACGATCGGAGGAGCAGACGCTGCGGCGGAACCCTTCGAGTTCAGGTAGCCCGTCAGGACGGCATCCCGCATCTGGCGGTAGCTCTGCTCCGCCGTGATTAGGTCGCCGCCGTGCGCGAACGCGATCTCGAAGACGCGAGCCATGTCCTCGTCGGTGTAGTCCGGGTTGGTCTGACGAATCGCCATCTCGGCGCGCTGAATCTCAGCGGCCATGGCGTACGCCTGACGCTCCTCCTCGAACCCTTCCCGCCAAGTACGAAGCTCGTTCACCTCGTCCTTCAGTGCCCTGACCTCGGGGTCTTCCCAGTTTGCGTCCCCAGCACCGGCTGCTCCCTCGACCTCCTGCGTGATCTGCTGCGCGGCAGCAGCGTCGGCAGCGGCAGGGGTGAGACCCTGCGCCTGGAGTGCCTCGGAGAGACGGGTGTGGACGGCCTGGACGAACCCGGGGTCCGTCTCCAGGGCGCGGATAAACTCCACGGCCTGGTACGCGCTCTCCGGGTCGATGCCGGAGTCCTTGAACTGACGCCAAGGACCGACTTCCTCCTGGAGCTTGCGCGTGTAGTCAGCCTGCATGGACCGGTAAAACGGCTTCACCTCGTCCGGCAGACTGTTCGGGTCGAGTCCCGTAAACGACTCCGCCTCGGGCTGCGCTTCGGCAGCTTCGGGCTGGTTGGTCGCGGGCGTGACCTCTGAGGGGGCGGCAGGGCTTGTTGCGGGAGGCGCTTCCTGCGCCGGGGCCTGGCCGGGCTCCGGCGTGCTCGACGCCTCCGACAGTGCGTTGACCGCATCCTCGAACGACATTTCACTCATTACTGAGTTACCTCCGACTCAGAAGCGAGGGCTAGGAGTCCCTCCTCGGGTTGTTCCGTCGCCTCCACTTCGATGACATCGCCAGCCACGTTGGCCGCGATGGTGTGGGCACGCTGTTCAGCGGCCTGGACCATGCCGAGTGCGAGACCCCGGAACGCTTCCCGGATCTCCTCTCGGTCCATGGACTCGCCGGAGGTAGACTCCGTGCGAGAAGTCGCCTGCCCTGTTAGCAAGCGATGCTTGTCGGTGAGGACGCCGATGGCGACCGTCAGATCGCGGCCCTTCAGGTCGCGTCTGTCGATCGACTCCTCCAGAGCGATGAGCGCCTTGTTGCGGATGCGCTCGATGTCTGCGGCTACGTCCTCAATGACGGCGGGCAGGGCAGCCTCGACCTCAGCCGGGATGCCCGCCCTCTCCGCCTTCTTCTTCCAGTCTCGAACCGTCTGCTCCGCTACGCCCGTCTCACGAGACGTGCGCTTCACGTTGCCTCCGTTTGCCGCCAGGGTGGCGTGTACCAACGCCTTGTCCCGGTCGGTGTACCGGCGCGACATCGCTACTTACCCTTCGCGGGGGCAGCTGGCTTCGGCTTGAAGTCAGACTGAGCGGTCTTCTTCTTGGCGAGTAGAACCCGTTCGCGGGCCTCGACGAGGCGAGCCTGATGCTCCTCCTCGCGGTGCCTCATCGTCTGGGCCTTCTCCGCCTCCGACTGCTCGGCCTCACGCTGCGTGATCCCTGACTTCAGCTGGGCCTCCGCGATCTTCGCGTTGGACTCCAGCACCGTGGCAGCGGCGTTCGAGAGATGCTCCGCCTCCTGCCCGGGACCAGCAGCGTCGGTGTCCGGCTTGTCCACCGAGTCCGAAACCCAGGTCTCCAGCGGTGGCTCTGCGGCCTCCTCCGGCGTGAGGTTGACACCCGCACGCTCCATGAGGCGAGAGGAACCGGTCGGGCCCATCGTGCCCTTGACCTGGTAGTTGATGTTGACCTTGCCCGGCTCCTGCTGCTGCGGGAGCGCCTGCTTGGCCTGAAGCGTCAGGTTGAAGTGGGTGATCGCCCGCTGACGCACGTCCGGGGCCATGGCGTCGAACTCGATGGAGTTCATCCAGTCCCCAAGGACATCGAGGTGCACGTCGTAGTTCTCCGAGACAGTCGGCTGTAGAGACGCCTCCTGGAGGAGAGCCTGCGCTTCCTCGGGCCCCTGGATGGGATCGCCCGTCTTCGGGTTGATCCCCTGGTTGACCACGAACATGACCTCTTGCACGGCCTCCGGGTTGATCGTCTCGCCCCGGATGATCTTCTCGATCTCGCGCTGCGCCATCTCCTCGTTCTGCTGGAACTGACGGCCGAGACCTTCGAGATCGGCAAGGTCCACGTACTTCCACGCCTTGTCGGCCGGGAGCAGTCCGCTCTCGACCCAGCGTTCGATCTGCGCCTGGCGACCTGCCCGGGTGCGAGGCATCCCGGAACCGGTGTCCACGCGAATCGCCACCCCGCCCTTGATGTCGGCCTGGGTGAACTTGCGCACCTGGACGCCCCCGCCTGACCCGCGAATGGACATCATCCGGGGCTCGGCGTAGTTCGTCTGGGCGAGGGTCAGCATCTGCTGCCCCGCCTTCTCCAGGCACTTCTCGATCAGCTTGATCGTCGGGGCGATCCGGTCGCTCGACAGCTCCTGGAGCAGGTCGATGGCGATACCGGCCTCGACGTTCGGCGGGACCGAACCCTCCGACACCTCGGTGAGGTTGAACACGTCCTTCAGTCTCGCGGCCACTTCCTTCAGCAGCTCGAAGACGTAGGGCGGGAGCGACGGCATCTGCTCGATCTCGGGCTTGAAGTTGCCCACCGGGTTGTACTCGTAGAGAGCACCCGGCTCAGAGGTCAGACGCGTGCGCACCGAGTTCGTCGGGGCCCAGACACGCGGGCGGATCGTGAGGTTCTTGTACTCAATGATCTGCGACAGGAGCCGGTTCAGCTCCTTCTGCACAGGGATGGCCTGCTCGACGTGCGAACCGTCGTAGACCTGGCCCGGGCTGCGCAGACCGGGGAACTTGATGATGGGGAGGTCCGGGGTGGGGAGGTGCCAAGGCCCGTCGTAGAGGGGCTTGTCGTCCTTCTCGACCCAGACCACGTAGCGGCCCTTGGGCAGCGAGGGGCCCGGCTTGAAGTAGCCGGTCATCACCCGCACCACGTTCAGCTCGGTCGGATCGTTGGCCCCCTGGAAGGGGAGTGCCACGTCCGGCGAGTGGCTGGCCGCGTTCGGCTCCACTCTGCGCTTCCACCTCGCCCAGACCTCATCCGGGTCGAGGTAGTCCTCGCAGATGACGTACTTCGCGTCCTCCCACGAGCTGGCCGTGTTGTCCCAGTAGACCTCGAACGGGGACTTCGCGCGCACGCGAATGTCGCCCATGTAGACCGTCTTCTCCTGGGGCTCGATGCCGTACTTCTCCAGCTCGGCCCGGAAGGCGGTCTTCGTCGAGTCGTCGAGGATCGGGTTCCCCTGCGGGTCCAGCATGAACGACATCTGCTTGTTCGCGTGGGGGTCCCAGTCGATCTTCCAGTAGCCCTGACCCGTGATGATGGCCCAGAGGAGGGCCTCCTCCAGCTTCTCGTCCAGCGAGAACTCGTCCCACCAGAACTGGAACAGGCTCTCGGCCATCTGGGCTGCCTTGAAGTCCGCAACGGAGCCCGACCCCGGCCGAGCCGAGATGCGGGGCTTCGTCTTCGTGTACTTCGCAAGCAGCGAATGCACCCCCGTGATGACCTGATTCGAGATCAGGCGCACGCGGTAGCGCGGCTTCTCACCCTCCTCCGTGGGGAGCGACATCACCGATCCGCCGTTGGGCGCGAAGCGGTTGAAGTAGCTGTACTGCTTCCCCTTGTAGAAGGCGAGATTCAGCTTCCACTGGTTCGCCAGAGGCTGCCTTCCGCGCCGGAGAGAGTCGAGCTTGCGGCTCAGGTCCTCTGGCGTCTTCAGCTGCGAGACGGACTGAGCCCGAACATTGTCGTTGCTCGTCTCCACCGGGCGTCACCTCCTACGGGAGTCTGTGGGCTTGAAAGTCGAACGTGATGTCGGAGTTGCTGAGGCCCGCCTGCTCCAGGGCCTTCTCCAGCTCCTCCTTCGAGAGGAGTCCAGCGGCGACCGCGTGCTCCAGGTCCTCCTCCGCCTCCGACAGGAACTTGCGCTCCCCGGTGGGCTCGGGACCTCCAATGCCGTGGTTGACCACGAGATCGAGGCGCTCCTTGTAGACCGCGAGGTCCAGCTCCAGCTTTCGCTCGCGCTCCAGGGCACCGGCCAGGGTCAGCATCTTCTCGTCGATGGCGCTCTCCGCGATCGACAGACGGTGAGCCAGGCTCATCTTCTCGTCCATCACCCGCTCGTGCGCCTGACGATGCTCCTCTGCGGTGAGGCGCAGGTACTCCAGCTCGGCCTCAGCACGAGCCAGAGCAACCTGCGCTTCCACCAGCTTCTTGCTACGAGTCAGCATCGGCCTTCCGGCTCCGCTTCGGCGCAACGACCTGCGCGTTCGGGACCGAGACCGCGTTCGGCTCGGCCTGCTCGGCATCCGCCAGCTCGGCCTGCGCAGCGACGAGATCCGGGACGACCACCTCGACCGGCTCCGCATCGCGCGGGGCTTCGGCCACATCGGCAACCGCTTCCAGCTCGCCGTCCACGACCCGCCGCGCGAATGCGCGCACATGGTCCACGACCGCGACCAGGCGGACCTCCGCCCGCACCGCAGCCTCGTCCCGGGCGACCGCCTCCGCGTCGGAGACGTACCCGAAGGCACGGGCAGCCGCAGCGACGCAGCCCTCGCAGAGGACCTTGGCCCCCGCGATCGGGCTGACGAAGCCCGGGGTGAAGTTCTGAAGCGTGTCCACGGCACGACCCTGCGGGGCCGTCTCGCAGACGAAGCAGATCCCGGGTGCCGGGACCTCGCTCCGGTCATTGAGTACCCTCATGTTGGTTCCTCCACAGTCGGGACACCGACCGTCAGGGTCGAGCATCCAGTTGCACAACGAGCACTGCTCCATCCACACCAGGTACGGTGACGGCATTCTCACCAGTCGCCGCCCAGGTGCTCGTCGAGACCCATCGCGTCCTCGTCCAGCGGCTTGGGGGCGCGTAGACGTGCTAGCTCCTCCAGGCTGTACTGGGGCGGGGGCGTGTCAAGGGTCTGCGACTGCGGCGGGAGCAAGATGCCCGCCGTACGAAGGGCGATCTCGACGGAATCGAGGCAGTCGTCCTTCGGATTCTTCTTGGTCGAGTCGTAGTCGAGCCACTCGTTGATGAAGTCCTTGTGGTCTCGACGGATCTTGATGCGTCCGATCTTGAAGTACGGGGCCATCGAGAGGATGCGCACCGTCTTCTTGCCGGGGGCTGGCACCGCGAACACAGGCGGGAAGGTCTCCAGGCGCATGGCCTGCTGCACCAGCGCCTGCTGGTAGGCCACGCCCTCGACCCCGATCAGCATGGGCCGGTGCTTGATGTGCCACTCCTGGATTGTGTCCAGCTGCGTACCGAACGGTATGCGGTCGGCATACTGGTCCAGCAGGAACGCCTCGGTGCGGTCCTTCGCTACCCCCACAGCCGAGATAACGAAGCGGTCCGCCTCGTCAGCCAGCGAGATCGCCGGGTCCACGCCGATGTAGATGTCCAGCCCGGTGAGAACACCGTTCTCCCGGTACTTGTCCAGGTCCTTGTCGGTGTAGTATTTCAGCCACTCGCCCGACAGCTCCTTGCCCGCCATCGAGTCGAACGCGGCCATGTACTCCTGCTTGAACATCAGCGGGTGGTACGTCTCCAGCAGCTCCAGCCACTCCTCCTCCGAGAAGTGCTCGTTGTCGATCGAGCGGTACTCGACCGAGCCGTGCCGTGGATCGTCCAGTACAGGGCCCTGGAAGAAGTAGTCGAACAGCCAGTTCTTGCCGTCCGGGGTGGTGGTCGTGATGACCATTCCGATCCGGTTCCCGTCCGAGATCGACGGACGCGAGACGTTGTAGGCTTCCGCAGTCGGGATGAACGCAGCCTCGTCGAACCAGAGGATGTCGTTCCCCGCTCCACGGAGGCTCTGCGGGTCTTCGGCCGAGCGGAAGTGGACGAACGAGCCGTTGTTGAACTCGAACCAGCGGTTGCCCCGGTTCTCCTTGTAGTCCACGCCGTGTTCTAGACCGGCTGCCGTGAGGACAGCGCGGAACCAGACCAGGGCGGCGTGACCCGTCGGGAAGTCCTTCGTGATGACCCAGACGTTGAGGGGGCGGTCTTCCTTCTTCCGGTGGTAGTCCCAGTGGAACTCCTCCGGGTGGAGGACGTAGTAGGCGACCTCCCAGGCCGCGCACATCGTCTTCCCGCCTCGCCGTCCAGCGACCAGGTGGCGGTAACGACAGAGCCCGTTCTCCAGGACCCCGCCCTTCCGCATCACGTGGAACAACGCCTGCCAGTACGTGGGGGTGTACCCGTGCTTGGCGAACCACGCGAACTTCATCGCGCACTCCGCGATCAGCACCTGGAGCATCTCGGCGGGCATCATCGTGGAGTCCGAGTAACGGAACCGCGTTAGCCCTTGCACGTCAGCTCCCTTCGCGCTTGTAGAGCAGGTGGCACAGGTGGACAGTCCACGCCGTCCACGCACACACAGCCAGCACGATTAGAATGAGCGCCGCGTTCGCCACGTCGTACGGGATGTAGACGTACTGCGGGCCCTCGTCCTTTCGAGCTGACTGCGCCGGGTGGGTCACGTGCGGCGGCGCAAACACGACACGCACCTCGCTGCGTACTTGTTGTCGTGCCCGCACTCACAGGTCCACTCGGCCGGACGCTGGGGGCGGACGATCCGCCAGCCCGCGTTGGTGCCGTTCTGGACTCGCGTGGCGATCACGGTGCCTCCTTCAAGGCTCGGAAGTCGTCGTCGGAGCTGGTCTCCCCGAGGAAGACCGACCAGCCAACCGTCCCCGCTGCGCGTAGACGTGGCACGAAGTCGGCCCCCGAGAGCTTCGGCGCTCCCTGGGACCAGCCCACTCCGATCATCGGGTGCACCCTGGTACGAGGCCACCCCGCCCGCAGGGCGTGGTCAACCGAATGCTGTACGTCGTAGTACCAGACGATGGAGGGATACGCCTGTGGCAGAAACCCCCACCCCGCCTTGATCCAGGGTGCGTAGTCGAAAGGCAGAACCCACGGCGGCGCAGCAGCTCCTAGAGTGGAGACCGCGCACTCGCCGGGGCAAGTAAATCGCGACACGAACCTTGCAGAGCGGGCTATGTCTCCGCTAGGATACCCATGCATGTAGGGGTCCTCGGCGTCTGCGATGTAGCAGTCGAGCCCCAGCTCGCGCAAACGAGCGTTGACATACACGGCCTCCCCGTCGGGGTCCTGGTCGAGCCATCCCCACCCGCACACGCGTAGACCTGCACCGCGTGCTGCGGCGATCCACTCAGGCAGGCCCTCGGTGTTCTGTGGGGATTTCCCATGATGCACCTTTACCGCTACCCAGCGGACTCCCGTCTGTGTTAGTATCGCGTTCCTGCCAGGGGCAAAGTTACGGATTTGGTCTACAAGGACCCCGTGACGGTGCCACATGGTGAGGGCGGGTGCGGCAGGAGGAGGCACTGGCGCTGGCGTGGGGGTTGGCTTCAGCGCCTTGCTTAGAGCCGCATCCGCTCTCCCCATGATCGTCGTGGGGAACCGCTTCCCGTAGCGCCGCTTCGTCTCCCTGTAGCCCCACGAGGAGCGCAGGAGGGTCTGGGCCTTCCGCACCTCAGCGGTCTGATCGACAGCAGCGTGGGGACCTGTCGCCAGACCCACACCACCCATTACAGCCGCTGAAGCGACGGCAGCCAGCAAGACCCTCACAGCGCCTCCTCTAGTAGATCCCGAAGCGGGACATCAGGATGGTCCGAATGCGCCGCTCGACTTCCTCTGCGGCCGGACCTTCGAGAGCAGCGGACGAGCCCGTAATCGTGAAGACACCCGCGAGGGCGTTCATCACGCGCGCCGTGACCACATCCGCTTGCGCGCCCGTGACCGAGAACTCCCCCGGCGATGCGACGATCACGCGATCCGCGAGAGCGGCGGCGACCATCCCCGTGAGAACGTAGTTCCCTGGGTCGGCGGAGAGCATTCTCGCAGCCAGGAGCTGCGCGTCGAAGCCCGTGAGCGTGAAGCTCCCAGGCTGCGCGTCGAGCGTGTAGTGGTTGACCGGAGTGCCCGAGTCAAACACCAGTTCGGCCAGCACCCCCGTGAGGGTGAAGGCCCCAGGATCAGCCGACAGCACTCGGGCAGCCAGCAGTTCAGCTGGTGCCCCCGTGACTGCGAAGCTCCCAGGCTCCGCCAGCAGGGCCCTGCCGACGTACACTCCTGCGAGCGCGCCCGTGATCGCAAAGGACCCCGGATCGGCCGACAGTACGCGACCAGCAGCGGTCTGGGCCTGGAACCCGGTCAGCGCGAGGCTGCCGGGGTCCGCACTCAGCACGCGGGCCGCTAGGAGTTCCGCCTGAGCCCCGGTGAGCGTGTAGACTCCGGGCTCGGCGTTGAGGGTGTAGCCCTTCCCCAGCGTCGCAAGCACCCCTGTGAGGGTGTACGCTCCGGGCTGGGCGTCTAGAACCCGCCCCGAGACCACGCCCGCAACAGCTCCCGTGAGC